TCGTGTTGCGGATGCAGTTGCTCAATCTTGGCAAGGCGGTCGCACACGTCGCGTTAAGAAGCGGCGCGCAAGTCGTCGAGCCAAGCGCCGCACACGTCGTTCCACGTCTTGAACTTCAACTCATGGGCTTTGATGCGCATCGTGTCGAGATTCTCAATCGTCGCACGCATCGCATCCGTAACATCGTCGGGATTAAACGACGGCGCAGACAGTCCAAGCGGCATGCCTGCGGCGTGGTACACCGGAGCACCACACCGGACATACGTAGCCACCGTGCGTGGCAGGAACGACGCATACGCTCCGACGTCCGTGACGACCTGAGGAGCACCCGTGTACAGGTGCTCCAACTGACAGAGACCGAAGCCCTCGCCGTCTGAGGTGTTAATGCCGATGTCGCACATGTTGTATATCTGATTGATACCGTCGTCGCTCAGCATATTCGGAGGCGAGGTGTCGATCATCGCCATACGCTTTCCATAGACATTCGGGTCAAGTCCATTGCGAATGAGCTGGTCGGCAAAGATGCGCTGAATGTCGTAGTACGCACCCTTCTGCGGGTCAACCGCAGTTACCATCAGCAGCCAGAGCGGCTTGTCGGGGTTCTGCTTGATAAGCCCCACGAATCCCATGATTGTCAGGTCCTGACGCTTACGCTGGCTGTTACGGTTCGCATTGAGGAACACAATTGCCTCCGCCGGAAGTCCGACGTTGCGCCGAAGCGTTGCGCGAGTCGACGGGGGCAGGTTCGAGAAGATGGTCGAATCCACCGCGTGCTCCATCACAGTGACGGGAGGAGTCGTCTCTGCATACTCTGCGAACACCTTCGCCCAGTTCTCCGTGAAACAGTAGACACGCTCCGCGGACTTGTTGATCTCATCCATCAGCGGCGGGGCAATGCCCGTGTAGACCTGATCCACGTAGCACCACAGCTTGTAGGGCGTTTCACCCTTCTTGTACTTCATTGCCTGAATGAAGCGTGCGATAATCATCGGGTCGTTGTAGATCATGACCACATCCGGTCCGACCATCTCCAGGTACTCGTGAATCTTATTGAACCCGAACCCCTCCTCCTTCGGGTCCTCATTCGCAGCTGCGTCATAGGCTACAATTCCATCCGGAACCTTGCGGATGTTCTTCTTCTCGGGATGACGCTGAAACCCAAAGTGGAACGTCTTCACCTTCGGGCCGAGCGTCGCAACCTGCGACAGAAGGTTCGAAACCACCTTTGAGTACCCAGTCGTCTGGTCGACGTGCGTGCTTACGAGAACAAACCTCATTTGAGTGTATTCTCTTTGGTCTGTATAAATAGGATGCAGGTGAACTCGGCTCAGGATTACTTGACTGCTCACAAACGCCGCATTGTGGCTGCGAGCTTCGCAAACACTCCTCCGCCGGCGCAGCGGAGGTATAATTACGTCTACCTCTCCATCTTAGCCAATAAGGAAACGCGGTACAACAGGGTGGCGTATCCGCAGACACTTAGCCTAGCACCGGGTTCCGTGCCTGGTGGTGTGTATACGTCGAGTGGCGGCGCTGTGACGGCAGGTGTTCGTCCTGTCACATTGGGTTGTGTGAACTGTGCGACAAACAGTGGTCTTCCTGGTACTTTGGTGTAAACAATATACAAATGCCGGGTGGCTTGATGCAACTCACGCAGGTCGGCGCACAGAACCAGCCCCTGAACGGCAATCCGTCGATGACCCATTTCAGGGCGATGTATCGCAGGTACACGAATTTTGCGATGGAGTCGATCCGTCTAGACTTTACGTCTACGAACCTCGATTTCAATGCGACACAGACCAAGACACTCAGCTGTCGCATCGACCGGCATGCTCAGCTTCTGAACGACACGTACTTGGTTCTGACGTTACCGGATATCTGGTCACCGCTTGTTTCGATTGGCGGAAGCGCGCCGCCGCCCGGATATGACAGTCGGTGTACTGCGATTGGATACGAGTTTCAGTGGATCAAGAACATCGGCTACAACTTAATCGACCATGTCGACCTGGTTGCAAACGGCGTGGTGATCCAGAGACTGTCGGGCGAGTGGCTCAAACTCTACTCCTACCTCACACACGATGCGACTCGTCGTGCGGTCATTGACCAGATGGTAGGTAACGTGCCGGAGTTGTACGATCCAGCAAACGCATTCGACCGCAAGTCGCAGTATCCCAATGCAGTCACGCCTACAAGTCTCCCGTCGTCAATGCCCTACACCACGACACCGGAACCCTCGATTCGCTCTCGTCAGATCGTGGTTCCTCTTCACTTTTGGTTCTGCGAAAACCCGGGACTGGCGCTCCCACTTGTTTCGATGCAGAACTCCGAGGTGTACATCAACGTCACCCTCAATCCCCTCAATCGTCTGTACACGGTGATTGACGTCCAATCCGGAGCGACCGTGAGTTACGCATCGAACATTACCGCTGGAACCGGCATCGAGACGATCACAACGTCGACGCCGCACGGACTCGTAGCGGGTTCATCGGTTACGCTGTCGGGAACGCAGTCACTGGATGCGACCTATACCGTTCTCGCCTTTCCGGCTCCGACTGCAACCACCTTTGCCATCGCGTCATCGGTTGGATACTCAGCCACCTTTACGAACTCCACAGTGTCTGTGTCATCCGGCGACACGAATCCAACCTATGGACAACGTATTCGTCCAACCGGTACGTATCCGATCGGATTGTTTCTGTCGCCACCGACGGTCGCGGGTAACGCCTCGGCACCGGCTGTGACGAGTTTCTTCGCGAACCCATACCTGGAAGCGAACTTCATCTACTTGACTGAAATGGAGATGCATCAACTCGCAGTCGCAGACCAGACGTTTCTGTTGAAGCAGGTTCGATACGTGGTCAAGGAGGGGCAGTTCGGAGCGAACAGTGACATTGAGATTCCCATGTTCAATATGGTCACGCGAGTTGTCTTTACGGCGCAGCGGTCCGATGCCATTGCGGACAATGACTGGGATAACTACACGAACTGGTCCGATCCGAAGCGTGCGCCATTCTCTCCGATTAGCACTAACGTTGGCGACTTGTTGTATTCGTCTGGTCAAAATCAGCTCTCCTCTGCGTTCCCGCGCGAGGCGATTACAAATGGGCAGCTGCTCTTCGATGGCAATGAGCGGTTCGCAATCAAGCCGACTTCGTACTTCTCGTTGATTCAGCAGTACCGCCACACGACGGGTCAACAGCCGTCTCTCTTGCCCGGCGTCTACCTGTACTCGTTTGCCCTCAATCACGACCAGTATCAACCCAGCGGGGCTATCAATGGAAGTGGGTTCAATAAGGTGGTTCTCCGTACGTCGATTCAGCAGCCGTTGCCCACATCCGACGCTGCGACTGCGCAGTCGATCGTATGTATCCTGAAATCCTCTGCGCTCAGCCAGACTCCTGTCGTGATTCCGCCGACGGACGTAGGGTTGTATACGCCAGACCAACTCCTCACTGTCGTTCAGACGGTTACGAACAATGGTCTCCTCTTCACATACACATACTCGATTGGCGTGTACGTTGAATCGATCAACTACCTCCGAATCGTGAGTGGACTAGCAAATCTCGTGTTTGCTTCTTAATAATGGGTGGTATCACGGTCACAGTGGCTAACTACGTGGCGGGTCCGCAGGTCATTGACGTATCGGACTATCTTGAACAGGAACGATGGAAAAACTTCGGAGAAATCAAGTTTGCCGTTGCGAAGTTGGACGCGTTCTTGCGGTCGGACAATCGCATCACGCTTGCGCCTGATTCAACGGTCCTGGCTTCGAGTCCTCCTAACCTCCACGTGGAGTACACGGATGAAACAGGTGCGTTCCGTAGTCTGGATGCTGGGTTAAACGATACGATTGATATCGGCGAGCAGTCGTTTATCGGGAAGCTCATTCGCAAACCGGGTGCGATCCTGTGGGACTTGGGAATCATGACTGGAAACGTCTTCTTCATCTTTGTCTTTGCTATGACGTGGGCACTGACTGTGTTGTGGTCCTTGAAGCAGTGGGAGTTCATCGCAAACAACCTCCCTCGCGAGGGTCCATATGAGCAGTTCGGTCTGTTAGGTCATTGGGTTGCGGTTGCAACCAACGCGTTCCTGCGAACGATGGATGTTCCGTCCAAGTTCATCGGACCGTTTGTCGGGGTTGTGCCTGCGCCCTACTCCTGGCTGACCAAGTGGTTCTTCGCCTTCCTCACGGCTCTGTCACCCGTCCCGGGATTCTTCTTCCAGCTTCTCATCTGGATCACCCTGGTACAAACTCTTCAACTGAGTAAGTAATGCTCATCCAGCTCCATTGGGTCGTGGCGGGTCTCTTATCGGGGCTCGTAATTGGAACCGTCTTCAATCCGCCGACACGCAAAGTTCCATCGGTTCCACACCCGGGTGATCCCGAGGTTTTCCACACAGAGACCGGATGTGTCCGTTTCGTCGCCACGGAGGTACCGTGCACAGCCGAACCGGATTCGCTGAATCTCCTCGCCACTCAGAAGTAATGCTCGTCAGTGTTCTTCATCGCGGCGCACCTTTCTTT